ATACCGTCACGGCTGCAACGCCGGTCGCGGCAAATGTCATCTTGCATCGCGCGCACAACGCGCCGGTCGCGACCTGAGGCTAAGGACGGTCCCGTGCAAAAAAACGAGTTGAAAGGCAAGCATGTCTCGATCCTCGGCATGGGACCGTCTGTCGATGCGTTCACGGATCACGTGAAGCGATTGGGCGGTGCATCCGTTTATTGCGACGAAGTTTGGGGCGTCAACGCGCTGGGCGACGTATTCCGATGTGACCGTGTTTTTCACATGGACGACATCAGGGTTCAGGTGAAACGGGCGCAAGCCCGGCCGAAATCCAATATCGCAAACATGGTTCGCTGGATGCGTAGTCACGCGGGGCCGATCTATACAAGCCACGCTGACCCTGATTTCATGGGGCTTGTCCGGTATCCGTTGGAAGCTGTGGTTAAGGATTTGGGCGAGGCCTACTTTAATTCGACGGTCGCTTACGCTATGGCCGCCGCGATCTATGCAGGGGCCGCACGGGTTAGCATTTTTGGTTGCGATTACTCATACGAGCATAGCCACCACGCGGAACGCGGGCGGGCGTGTTTGGAGTATTGGATCGCAATTGCAAAACAGCGCGGCATCCAGATAAGCGTTCCGGCCTCCACCTCGCTACTTGACGCGATCGACGGCCCGGATGCGTTGTTCTACGGCTTTTGTGATGGTCATAAGGTGAGGCTTCAAGACGACATGAGCCTGACTATTGAGCCGCGCGAGTTGCCGACAGCGGACGAGATTGAAAAACGCTACGATCATAGCAGACCGACAAATGAGCTAGTACGGAGAGGCGTAAGTGAAAGCTAAAATCGTCAAAGAATGGCGCGCCGCGCCGCAAGGGCATACCGTCGTTGTTATGCAGCCCGGCACAATCATCGAGGGGCCGCTTGCGCAAGTCGCGATCAGTGAAGGCGTGGCCGAAAGTGTCGGCACATTGGAGATTGCCACCAAGATCGATCCGCCGCCTGAGAAAAAGCGGCGCGGACGCCCGCCCAAAAATAGGGATCTCGACGCATGAGCCTCCGCGCGCCTCTTCAACTCTACCAGCAACGCGGCAACGTCTTGACCAGCGCGCCAGCGGTCGAGCCGGTGACGGCGTCTGAGCTGCGTGATCATTTAGTGGTTGACGCCATCACCTTACCCGACGGCGCGGCGAATGATCTGATAGAGGAAGCGCGGCAATCTATTGAGGACATGACCGGGCTTGCGTTCATTACGCAAAGCTGGCGGCTATCCATCGATCACTGGCCGCAAGCCCGCGAAGATTGGTGGGACGGCTGGCGCGAAACCCACATCAATCAGCTTTATGGGCCGAAAGGCTCATGGGCGAGCTTGGAGCTTCCACGATACCCGCTCCAATCGGTGACAAGCATCACGGTTTATGACGAGGACAGCAGCTCCACCAGCGTCACGCCCGGCAATGTATTTGATATCGATACGGCACGGATGCCGGGCCGCCTGACCCTCAAAGTCGGGCAAACCTGGCCGATTGCTCTCAGGGCAAACAATGCAATTGAAATCGTCTATGTGACCGGGTACGGCGATGCGGCCTCAGACGTTCCCGCGCCGATCAAGCGGGCGATCCGTCAGCTTGCGTCCTACATGTACACGCATCGGGGCGATGCGTGCGAAGTGGGCGATGCCTATCACATAAGCGGGGCCGCAAAGACACTTGGCATATACAAGGTCGCCCGCATATGACCTGGCCCAGCGGATACGATATCACGCGGGGCCTGGCGCAAGGTTGCAGCGTCAATCACAAATTCGGGCGGAATACTGCCGTCGGGGCAACCTTTGCGCCCGTTGCTATCGGTGGCATATACCGCACGCCGCAGGTCTCAGGGGCCACAGCACTACGCATTAAATCCGGCGGCAATGCCAACGACACGGCCACCGGAACGGGCGCACGGGCGGTCACGTTGCAGGGGCTCGATGCCAACGGCGACGAAATCACGGAGACCATAGCAACGGCGGGCGCAAGCGCGAGCGAGCCGACGACCAAGCAATTCCTGAGACTGTATCGGGCCTATGTCAGCGCCTCCGGAACCTACGCCACAGCAACGGCAGCAAGCCACGCGGCGGCAATAGTTATCGAAAATGCAGCTGGCGGGACCGATTGGGCGACGATTGCTGACACGACCATCGCGCGGGGGCAAAGCCAGATCGCGGTGTATAGCGTGCCACGCCACCGCGAGATCATGATCACGGGCTTAAACGTTAGCTCCGATGCAGACAAAAAGGCCGTGCTGGTTTTGTTTCAGCGTCGAAATATTCTTCAAACCGCCGCGCCCTATGAGGCATTGCGCGTTGTCGAGGAATACCCGCAAGTGGCGGGCCTGCATCAAATCCAATTTGATCCGCCGCTAGGTCGATTCCCCGAACTGACCGACATCGGATTCATGGCGCGTTCAACGTCAACGACGATTGATATGAGCGTATCATTCGAGATTGTGGAGTTTAGACCACAATGAAATGTTGCGATTATAACGCCGGAATGATGCGCGAGCCTGTTACCTTCCAGCGCCGCACAAGAACGGCTGACGGCGCGGGCTCATGGTCTGAGACGTGGGCGACGATATCAGGCACGCCATCACGCGGGCATGTTACGCAAACAAGCGGGCGCGAGGCGGTTCTTCACGGGCGGAAGGAAGCGCACGCGGCGGTCAAGATTGTGACCAGGTATTGCGGGCCAATACCGGCTGCGAATTGGATTGAATTGACGGAAGCGGACGCAACCAACGTCACGATTCAAAATCTGGGTACGGCCTCAATGTTTGTGCAAGCCACGACCGGCAGCGCACCCACGACGACGGCTGGCTCCATTGAATACCCAGGGGCAGCGAAAGAAACCAACGTGGGCTTATCTGATCTCTTCCCGGGCGTTGCAGGGGCGGACAGGCTCTGGGCCTATTCTTTGACAAGTACAGACGTATTCGTGTCGCATGATGGCGGGGTCAATAAAACCGTCACGCTTACCCCGTCACTTGACTACACGGCGGCAATTGTCGAGGCCGACCGCGTGCAGGTGCGAGCGATCAATTACAATATATTAAGCGTCAATAACCTCGAATTCAAAAACCAGTGGCTTGAAATCATCGCCGAACGCGGGGTTCCGGCATGATGAAAAAAGACACCATCACGGCAGAGATCAAGGGCCGTGCGGACTTTGAAAAGGCCTTGCGGAGTCTGAGTGAGGAAGTTCAATATGTGGTCGAGGCCAGGGTTGGGCAAATTGCCCAAGGCCTCAAAGAGGCGGTGCTTGCAAATTACAAAAAAACCGGAACGGGCACGGTATATTATCGCATCCCTGGCGAGAAGTATATGACGATCCGAAAGGACAGCATGGACGGACCGCCAGTTGCATTTGTTGCCGGAAGCGGATCTCAGAATCTAAGCTTGCGACACCAAGCATCAGCGCCCGGCGAAGCACCAGCGAAAGACACCGGCGGCCTTGAACGCTCGGTCTATATCGAACAAACCGGGAGCGCTTCCTATCGATTGGGCATTTCTGACAATAAGGCAAGAGACGGGAAGACAAGCTACAAGCAAGTCGCGTTCTGGCTTGAGCACGGAACGCCGGGCGGCAAGATCGCGATGCGTCCAAATTGGGTGCCTGAGACTGAGAAGGCGCGCGAAGCATTTGAAGATGTTATGCGCAAAACCATTGCCGCAGCCATCAAAAAGAAACGGGCGGGCCGATGAACCTAGACGGGCTCCGCACCGCACTTTACAGCGCGCTGAATGTGTCAGGTCTCACAAGTCAGCTAAGCACGGCATACAGCCCGCTTGCGGCGATATTCAACGAAATCGCGCCGCAGGTTGACGACTCGGGCAGCCCTTCGGCCTTTCCTTATGTGACATACAGGATAACTTCTGACGTGGGGTATAATGACAAGGGCGCGACCGGAACCAATGCGATTGTTCAGGTTGACGTATATTCACGACTTCACACGACGCAAGCCGAGGACATCGGCAAGATCGTGCATGGGCTATTGCATCGGCAGGCGCTGGCGTTCACCGGGCACATCACGACTGAGTGTGAGAGCATCGAGACGATGACGGATGCAGACGGCGAAACGCGGCGGTGTATGCTGCGATTCCGAGTTGTTGCGGCGGCTTAGGCCGCATGGTATAGGCAAGGCAACCTAGTGGGGGCAGATCATGGCTAAACTTGCAGGACGCAAAGTCCGGATCAAAAGCGGCGGGACCGCAATCGCGGGGGCGTTGACTGATGCGCTTACAATCAACCGCGAACACATTGAAATCACCGACAAGGGCGATGCGGGCCTTCGTACTTTCCTTGACGAAATCGGCACCTTCTCCATGAGCATGACATGCTCTGGCCGCCTTGATGGAACAACTCTGCTCGACATCGCGGAGGACTCGACCAACGTCCTCAATAGCTTTGTTTTCGACATCGACAGCGTTGGAACGTTTACCGGCTCATTCGGCATCACGACTTTCGAAATCGGCGGCGAAGATGGAGCCAATGCGGCGACGTTTAGCGCCACGTTTGAAAGTTCGGGCGCTATCGTTTGGGCCGCTACACCCGCACCGTAAGGAGTATTCATGCCGGGGCTTTTTCGCGAAGTTAGTATCAGGTGGAAGGGTGAGGATCTCCGGTTCGTACCCACAATGGCGCTATTGCGCCGCATGGAAAGCGACGGCGTGAGCCTATCCAAAGTCGCTTTGCAAACTGTAAGCGGTGACCCGCCGGTTAGTTTTTTGTCTCCGATGATTGCCCATATGATCCGCGAAGCGGGCGGCACGGCTACAGAGGAAGACGTCTTTGAAGAACTTATGACCGGCAAGACCGACGACATCATCGCCTTGATTGAGACCTTTTTGAAGGTGTGCAATCCAACTGAGGACGACCCAAAAAAGCCCGAAGCTTCCGTGGCGGTAAGCAAGCCCAAGCGGAAGCCGACGAAATAGCGCCGATTGACTGGACGAACCTTTACCTCTTGGCCAGGGGTTGGGGAATTCAGCCTAGCGAATTTTGGGGAATGACACTTGCCGAATTCTGGGCCGAATATGAGTACCACGCACCGGCAGAACAAGCCGGGACATATGCAGGCGGACTAACGCAAGGCCAGGTTGACGATCTGCGGGAATGGATGGAAGGCGGGTATAAATAATGGCACTGCCTGATCTGATCGTCAATATTTCCGCCAATGCAGACGCCTTAACGAGCGGCCTCAGTGCGGCACAAGGCCAGATCGCGGGTTTTGGCTCCAAGGCCATTGCGGCGTTTCAAGGCATCAGTGCCGTCGCGACCAGCACTGCAAGCAAGCTCACAACAGCCATTTCGCCGATTCAGGAAGCCGCCGCGTCTGGCGTTTTCGGCCAGATGGGAATTGATGCCGCGCAAGGGTTTTCAAACTTCAATACTGCAATCGCAACCGTCAGCCAGTCCGCAACTACGCTTCGCACAATCATGGCGGGCGGTATCTTTGGCATCATTACTGCGGTGGCATCTGCGGGCGTGTGGTTCTATCGGCTCCAAGAACGCGCGGGCGGTGTAAGCAATGCCGTTGGCCTGCTTTGGGACGTGGTGAAGGAAGCATTCGGCCGGATCAAGATGGCTGTCGATGGGCTCGACGCTGTTTTTGTGGCGTTCAGCTCCAGCATCCAGCTTGTTTTCGTTAAGATGTTTTCCTTCATCTCTCAGAAGTTTGCCGAATTCATCAACCCAATGATCCGCACGATAAATAATGTGATGGAGCGGCTAGGGTTTGAGACCAAGATTGCAGAGATTGGCGCGGCGACTAAGCGATTCACCGATCAACTTGAAACAGATCTAGCAGGTCGCGCGGTTAAGGCTGCCGCAACGGCAGGCGCAGCATTCTCAGGCATGGTGAAGCCGCTCGAAAGCTGGCGAAAGATCCAGGAGTTGATGACCGACAAGCCGGACCTTACAACGCCTGAGGCCCCGGAAGCGCCAGGAACAACGGCCACGACACCGGGCGCAAAAACGCCGGGTCGCGATGAACTGCACGAGCGTTATTTGAGACTGCAAAAACACCTTATGAGCCGCGAGGAATTGCTGACGCAGCAATATGAGCGCGACCTTGCATTGCTTGAGGTCTATCACGAACGCGAAGGCACGCTGGAAGAAAAGCGGGTGGCTGATCGGCTTGCATTGCAGGAACGCTACACCACCGCAATAAATGCGATCAGAGAAAAAGAACGGCAAGCCTCATTCCGTGCAATTATTGGCGGGGCCGAACAAATCTTTTCAGCGCTAGGCGTACGCAATAAAAAACTGCTCCGCATGGCCAAGATATTCGGGGCCGCACAAGCGCTTGTCTCGACGATGCAAGGCGCTGCTAAGGCTTTGTCCGATCCAAATCTGCCGTTCCCCACCAACATCGCAGCAGCGGCAGCGGTCGTCGCCAAGGGCATAGGATTTGTAAATGCAATCAAGGGAACAAGCGAGAGCGGCGCGACAGGCGGCGGCGGTGGCGGTGGCGGTGGAGGCGTCGGGCGCGGAAGCGCGGCCGCCCCAGCAGTGACACAAGAGGGCCAAAGATCAACCGCAGCGGTGATCAATCTAAGCGGCGGGGATATGTTCTCCCGTGATCAGGTGGTGAGCCTGATTAATAGTATAAATGAAGCAATGGAAGACGGAGCGAGGTTGCGTATCGCGTAATGATGACCAAAGAGCAAATACAATCACGACTCCACGCCCTGGATTATTACGGCGGGGCTATCGACGGAATTATCGGGCCGGTGACGCGGGCCGCCATCATGGCTTTTCAGCGTTCGCGCGGGCTTGCCGTCGATGGCATTGCGGGGCCTAAAACACAGGCCGCATTGCAACTTGCAGCCACCATGAGCCCGGCCCCAAATCATGAGCTTGACGCGCGGTCAGAGCGGAATCTAAGGGGCGTGCATCCTGACCTTGTGGCGGTCATGCGGGAAGCGATCCGGCGGCACCCGGTCAAAGCAACGATCACGGAGGGCTTGCGAACACTGGAACGGCAACGCAAACTGCTTGCGGCCGGTGCAAGTCGAACGCTCAAAAGCCGTCATCTTACCGGGCACGCGGTTGATGTGGTGTTCATCATGGACAAGCGCGCGCGTTGGGATTGGCCGCTATATAAGGACTTCGCCAGCACGGTTAAGGCGGTGGCTAAAGAAAAAGGCGTCCGCGTAGTATGGGGCGGAGACTGGCGGACCTTCAAAGATGGGCCGCATTTCGAACTCTATCGGAAGGATTATCCGGGATGACAGGTGAACAAATCGCGGGCGTGATCCGCGCACTCTCAGCAGCAATCGGCGGCTACTTTGTCGGCAAGGGCGTTGTCGATGCTGACACAGTGGCTGCAATCGGGGGCGGCCTGGCAACCGTTGCGACCGCGATCTGGTCAATCTGGTCGAAGAAACAGGTAGGCAAGTGACGGTCATATTCCAAGCCGGGCTAAATGAGCCGCCCGCAAATTGGGTGGAGCTGACCGAGGCGGACGTGACCAACATCACGTTCCAAAACCTTGGCAGTTCATCCATGTTTGTGCAGGCGACGACCGGCGATGCGCCAACCACCACAGCGGGCTCGATTGAGTATCCCGGCGCGGCAAAAGAAACCAACGTCGCGCTTGCGGATCTATTCCCCGGCGTTGCCGGGGCAGACCGGCTTTGGGCGTATGCCCTGACACAGACGACGGTTTTTGTCTCGCATACTGGCGGCGTCAATAAGACTGTCACCTTGTCACCGTCTCAGGACTACACAAAAGCCCGCATCGG